AACGAGATAAGCTCTTCATGTCTGGTGGTTGGGAAAAGTTCTATACATCTCAATCAGAGGCTGATTTAGCTTTCGCAAACGACTTAGCATTCTGGACTGGTAAGAATTTCCAAAAAATGGATACTATTTTCAGAAATTCTAGCTTAATGCGTGCGAAATGGGATGAGAAAAGAGGAGCAACTACATATGGCATTGCTACGTTAAACAAAGCAATCAACGATACAGTTAATACATTCTCAACTAAAGATGATGAGGCATTAAACGTTTACGGATTTAATCAAGAGTCAAGCCAAAAAGAAACATCACCTCGTTCTTGGGATGATATGGGTATGGCTCAGAGATTTTTAGATATGTTTCCACATAGCTTCTTATATTCGATGGTTGATAAGACTTGGTATGTCTACAATGGTTCGTATTGGAAACAAGATAATCAAGGATTGATTGAAAAGGCAGCAGACAAAGTAATCAATAATCTTAAAAATGAAAAACATGTAATACCTGAAGATGTTGATGAAGACGACTATAAGAAAGCTTGGAAGAAGTTTGAAAAGCGTGAAAGATCAAGATCTAGCAAAGTAAACATGGTTAACGAAATAAAGCACTTAGTTCCTGTACTTCACAATCAATGGGATCAAGAACACATGCTATTGAACACACCATCTGGTTATATTGACTTAACTAACGGTACACTTCACAACCACAATTACAATAAAATGTTTACTCAAGAAACAGGCGTAGATTTTTCTGAAAATGTAGATTGTCCTTTATGGATTAAGTTCTTAAATCAGACTTTTCAAAACGACCAAGAACTCATCCACTTTTTTCAAAAGATAATAGGTTACTCTCTGACAGGATCAAATAGCGAACAAGTAATGTTTATCCTGTACGGAAATGGACGTAATGGTAAATCGGTATTGCTAAACATCATTAAATATATTTTCGGATCTTATGCCAAAACGATGAATGCTACTACAATTATGCAGAAACGCATTGGAATTTCACAAGGTGCAACATCTGATATTGCTAGACTTGAAGGAGCTAGATTAGTTGTTTCAAGTGAAGCTAATGAAGGGGATAGATTAGATGAATCTTTGGTAAAACAAATGACTGGTGGAGACACATTAGTTGCTAGATATCAATACGGTAAAGACTTTGAATTCGATCCAGTGTTCAAATTGTTTATGGCTACAAACCACAAGCCTAAGATCTATGGAACTGATGAAGGTATTTGGAGAAGATTAGTAATCATCCCTTTCACCCACACGGTAAAAAAAGAAAATGTAGATAAAAAACTAGAAGATAAATTAAAAGCTGAATCTATGGGCATTCTTAAGTGGGCTATTGAAGGAGCTATGATGTGGCAAAGTGAAGGATTAAATCCACCTGATGTCATTCAGAATGCTGGCAATGAGTATCGTAAAGAGATGGATGTCATTGAAGCATTTATCGATGAATGTTGTGTGACAAATGACAGCTATAAGGTTAAAGCTTCCGAATTATTTGATGCCTATAAAAAATGGGCTAATGAAACTAATAATTGGGAAGGGATGACGAATAATAAATTTGGCAGAGAAATTACTAAACGCTTTGAGCGGAAGAGATTAACTATAGGTAATTATTACTTAGGATTAGATTTACAAGCTAATCAACAATACGGCTTTAATAAATAAGGATGTATGTTTTATGTATGATTGAAAATCATACATAACCCTTGGGAGAGTAAGCTTAGCAAGACTGGCAATGTATGATTTAGCCCTAAAAACAATACTTTTATATATTTTTATATTTTATTTTTTTATAAATCTTTTTTAAATAGAAAAATCATACATAAATATACATAACCCTTGGGAGAGTAAGCGTGAAACAAAATCAAATCATACATTAACTATACATAATTATACATACCCCTTGTGGCTGTAAGAATTAGGCATGGTAAAAAGTAGTATTTTGTTTCACAATCATACACAATTTAGCAGTCGGCACACTAGAGTGCTAATAAATTATATATTTAAGGAATATTTTTATGAGAAAACAACCTGATTGGAGACCCATCATTCTCACGTGTGGATGTTTCCTAATTTTAATGACAATTGTTTGCTGGGTGGTGTTTTGGCTATAGATAAGATTAAATTTGTTAAAAATCATTGGGAGCATCCCGATGGAACACCAATAGATTACGAAAAAGAAATTCAAAAATATTACCGTAACTGGAATAGATTTTTGAAATTAATTGAGGTAAAGAAATGAACCGGTTAAAAGAATTAAGAAAAGAAAAAAGACTAACTCTTGATGAAATCCAAAGTGAAACAGGGATTAATCGAGGTACTTACAATAATTATGAAAGTGGTAAGACTGAACCAAAGCCTGAAACTTGGCAAGCATTAGCAGATTATTTCAATGTTTCAGTGCCTTACTTACAAGGAAAAATTTTTAAAGAGGATCTTTCTCCTGAATTACAATATACGTTTGACGACATTCAAGATTTGGTTACTCTTATTGTTCCTGATTATGCAGTGGAAAGAGTATTGACGGCTCTAATTAATAGCCATAAATATAATTATTCAAATGATGGGTGGGATTAAGCAATGGAAGTTATTGATAAACGTAGAAAAAGTAAAGATGAATATGACACTCTTACAGATTTACAGACGAATATCCGAAACCTCTGGCACAAAGTAAACGCAAAGCTGGTGATTGAATGATGCTTTGCTGTGCTGAGGCCTTTATAGAAGGTTATGATCCTACGATCAAATTAAGTCAAAAACAGTTGCTTAATATGGTACATCAAATTAAGCCTAATGAACCTTTACCAAAAGAAATAGATTGCTATACGGTTAAACCTTGTAACGATTATTCAAAAAGACATTCAATTTATATTTATTACAGATTGGAAGAGGATATGAAATGATAGCAACAAATGATAAATGTCCTTATTGCGATTTTCCAAGTGAAGATCAAATTGGAGATGTATATGTAGTAGAAATTATTGAACAATATAATTTGGATAATCCAAGTGGTGTGCGTGATTTTAATACTTATACAAAATTGTTTCGAGATATCGATAAGGCACGTGTGTATTTAAAAATAGTAAAAGAAGCTTGGTTAGAAGATGAAGATATTGATCCTAAAGATATCTATGAATATCCAGACAAAATTGGGATTAAGCCGAATGAAATATCTAAATTTGGATTTAATTTACAGGCCAACATTCAAAGAAAGAAGCTTAACTGATGGAAGTAATAGATAAACGTATGTGTGGGAGGAAGCTAACTCATGACTAAACAACAAGAAAAATGCCCATATTGTAAAGGTGTAAAAAGAATTAGAGATGATCTGGTTGATTATACTTTCAGACATATCTTGCAAATTCAAAATGGTGATGAATTATGGTCAATAGTGATTACTAATAACCACGAATATAAGACCATGGCTTACATTGAATACTGTCCTAAATGCGGGAGGAAACTATGAAAGAATTTAAAGTAGAGAAAGATAGTGTTGAAGAAAGTTATCGTTGGGCTTATGGCTGGCGAGTGGTAGATGGTAAGTGTTCGCCACCTGCAAAGAACTTCCCTTTACCAGACTTTGTTCAAGCAAGAATTGATTGGTTATCTGATGAAATGAAACATGGCGGCTTAACTTTTCAAGGTGCTTTCAGAATTTTGTTGGAGATTGATGATGAAAAGGCCCTGAAAGAGGACTGGGAACTTGGAGCTGCAAGTGACTATATGCCAGTAAGCGATAAGTATCGAGAATGGTTACAAGATCCAATTCTTCATGATATTAGACGAGTCGCAGTTATGGTGGGGTTCATTTATGCCTGAAGAAGCTGGGTTAATTAGAGGAGATTAGCTGAATGATTAAAACAAAGATTATTACTAGACCAAAATACGAAAATTATGAGTTTGAATTTGATATAGAACGTTTTTCTAATCAACTCAATAGAAAGATTATAGATATTCAGTACACATCAAGTAATTCAAACTATGAAGCAATTATTACTTACGAGATTTAATTGAGGATAAGTAGCATGTCAGATTGGATTTTTGCAGCAGCATTCTTAATTCTGCTAGGGATATTGGAGAAACATTATGAAAAAGATTAATTCAATCATTACTTTAAGACATTTTGAAAAAGATGAACCATTAATTATTTACAGCCCTGAGTCTGCTGACATTTTAAGTATGCGAATGCTTAATAAGATTGCCGAATTGAGTGCATATGTTTATGATGACGATTCTTTCTATGATTTAGACAAAGAAATGACTTATGGATCTAATTCTTACATTGTTGATCGTAAACCAAGTACACACCGTAACCTTTATGTAAACGCCAAAGACATTATTATGATACAGGAGGCTGACATTGATTTGGACAATCATTAACACAATTGGACCTTTGACGGTCATTGTACTTTGTCTTTATAACAATTATCTACAGAAACAAACACGACAGCTCAGCAAGCAAGCCTTACGTGAAATTGATGAATATTACAAAACAATGTCTAATGCTTTTAACGCACAAACAAAATTCAATGATTCAACAGTTGATAATATTGAACGTCATGAGGAAGCATTGAGAATAATTGTTAATTATATAAAGGCTGGTGAAAGTAATGCCAGAAAGTGAGCATGAGATCCAGTCTAGAATTCAAATAGAATTATCTAAACACAAGTGTACTGTATTTCGGACTAATGTTGGAAAAATGAGAACACCAGATGGGCGTTTCTTTTCTACTGGATTACCTTCTGGCTTCCCCGATCTCAGCGGATTTCGTTGGATTGATGGCAAGGCATTCTATATTGAAGTTAAGAATGCAACTGGTAAACCAAGAGAAGATCAGATACGTTTTCATCACATGCTTACATCACATGGTATTATTCACGGCATTGCTCGCAGTGTAGATGATGCTCGAATGATAGTCGAAGGAGGATTAGTCGGCTGGGGATTTGAAGATTATGATGAAAGTGAGTGATAAAAATGGTAGAAGTGTGGAAAGATATTAAGGGATATGAAGGTAAATATCGAGTTTCTAATAAAGGTAGGGTAAAAAGTTTAGAACGTTTCCGAAAGAATGGGTTTAAAGGATATATTCAAAAAGAATGTATTATGAAGTTAAAAACAAATGTTAAAGGATATAAGTATATTAATTTGTCTATAAACGGTAAACGCTCTACTTATCAAGTACATAGACTAGTTGCCATAGCGTTCATTCCTAATCCTTTTAAATATACTCAAATTAATCATAGAGATGAAAATCCATCCAATAATTGTTCAAATAATTTAGAATGGTGTACGTCCAAATATAATAACAATTATGGTAGGCATAAATATAGATTATCTAAAACCAAACAAGCTAATGAGTACGTCTCTATTGCTATTCACAATGGTAAAAAAGCTTCTAAACCAGTTGTACAACTGTCATTAGATGGGAAAATTATCAAATACTATTCGTCACAAAATGAAGCAGCAAAGCTTAATCATATTCGTCAAGATGGAATATCAGCTTGTTGTCATGGAAAGCATAAATTTTATAAAGGCTATAAATGGATATTTGCAGAAAAGAGATACGACAATGGTTTTAACGACTGAATTCTATGATTATTTACATGAACTAGAAAAAGACGGATCAATTAATCGTTTTGATATGGATAGCCCAGAGCTTACTAAGCTTCATGAGCTGGCTTCTGGAACGTTTGAAGATAGACGAGCTAATTGTATTAAGCTTCTTGAGCGAGGATTTGATAAGTGGGAAATCGCTGCTGAAACAGAGTTTGCAGCGTCAGTTATTGAAAATTTTAGACGTGAAGCAAGAATTCCGATTGTACCTCACTATAACTATTTAATTGACGGCAAGTTCTATACAGACTTAAATGCACTCCGTAAGGCTTTCAAAATACCTACTACTGCTGGTGCAATTGATTATCTGTGTGATAGACGACATAAGGCGTATCATCTTAAAAGATTCCATTGGGAACAAATTCCTTTGGGTTCTCATTTGATTGATGGGCACGGTACGGAACGTATTAAGAATTCGCCTGATATCAGGACTTACAAGCAATTTTGATATACTTATATCCATACCCTTTTAATTATTTTATGTATTAAAATATAGAAGTAAAGTATCATGAAATAAGTTAAATTATTGAGGAGTGGGAATGTGAGTTTACTATTTGAAGAATTGGATTGCGATAAGACATGCGATAGAGTTGATGAATTCTTAACTGATGATTTAGAAAGATTAATTCTAATGGCTGGTCGTAATCTTACTGACTTACGTTCTCCTAGCTTATCTCTAGCACCTGGTCATTCCAGTGGAACTAATCATGCAGAAGTAAATATCATTCGTGGTCTTAATGCTGAGGCAGAGGTAAGAGCAATCCATCATACCATTTACCATCTACCTGAAATGTCAAAAATAATAATGCGTGATCTCTACATTTATCAAATGGAGAGTTGGCAGGTAGCTGATGCAATTAGATATGGGCATACTCAGTACAATGTATTAAGACGCAGAGCACAGTTGTTCTTTGCTGATAGTTTTGACTATTGGCAAAGATACATGGCTTGTTCACCAATCATAGATTTGCATCGATATAAAAAAGACCGGAATCATACCGGTAAAATGGCGGAATAATACCGAAGGCTAGACGGTTAGAATATAGGCTATAGTAGTATTGTGAGTTAATTCGGAATACGTAATACTTACACTCCTATAATGATTTAACAGACTGGTAGTGGTTCGACTCCACTATCAGCCATACGATATCGTAAAGCATCTATGTTTTATTAATTATTGTTGTTAGTTGTTTAGGTTACACAAGATATTATCCTCCTTAGGATATGTCCTTACTTGCTTACGATATCTATGAAGAGTTTGCTTATGGAAACGGCAAACTCTTTTGTTTTGCACTCGTTTCGCATCTGTGGAGGTGACTATATGCCAAGAGTTAGACGTTGCAGGTATCAAGGCTGTCATGCCTTTGCAGTCTTACCAGATCACTATTGCACTAAGCACATCGCACATGAAGCAGAGTATCAAGCACAGCGTGAGAAGTATCGTCAACGTCACACGACACGTGCTACGACCTGGCACTACAATCATGTCACTCGCTATCGCAACTCTACTAAGTCAGAGCAGAATAAGTTCTACCACTCTCGTGAGTGGCAGTCGCTTCGTACGCTTGTTCTTCAGCGCGACTTCAGCTTGTGCAAATACTGTCGAATAAATCCTGGAAATATTGTCGATCATATCGTTCCAATTGAATGGGATCCAAACAAGATGAGAGATATCAATAATCTTGTGACATGTTGCAGGGACTGCCATGCGAAGAAAACACGCTGGGAACAACGATACTATGGAACTGGTCTACACAATTCATTGAAGGAAGATGTACCAGCCATTACGGATATTAAGTTGATTAATAAATTGATGAATGCACGAGAACGCAAATAATTGCGATCTGAGACGATTTTATTTTAAGGTGTATAATCATACTTGAGCGTATTTAAAACTTAGCCCGCGGGTATATATGCTACGATAAGAGCCGCACAATCAGCGTTGTCTTGTGTGAAATGCTGATTTTTAAACTTTTTTGAAAGCGGGGTGAAACCTAATGAATGTTGACTTAACTAAACCAAAAGTTCCAACACAAGCACCTAAATGGCTGGGAACTTACGGTAAATATTTATGGCCTAAATTGACTGCATATTTGAATAAAAGCAATAAGATTATTCGGGCAGACGAGTATTTAATCCAGCAATATTGTTCTGCATATGATAT